TTATCGGTGTAGACTCGGTGGCGGACGATCCCCCGTACCGACTTACCGAGGAGATCATCGGTATCGACCCCATCCGCAGACATCGTGATACCAGAAGATCGGAGCAAGTGTCCGAACTTCACGGTGACAGGATGGTCTGGTTGAGCCAAGAACTCGGTGGGATAACTATCGAACACCTTGCGATTGACGCTTACGCCCTCGGCTACGGTGAGTTCGATGTTATATGCTTCTTTGAAATTTCCCTCAGCCGCACGGAGGTCGATCTTCGTGATGTTGAGGGTATATTCACCCGGTTCGAGGAGAGGAGTCGTCTCGGGAATCGCGGTCGCGTTGATATTAAGCTTCATCAGATTTTCCTTTTCTTACAATGGTAGAAGAGAATAGTTGGGATTCGATGTTTAAGCATCGTCGTCTTTGTCGGTAGACCATCCGAGTTCATCAATAATCGATATCACGAGTTCCTGACCAAGATACTCGATGATCTCATTTGAATCATCAATCAAATCAATCAACTGGTGGATTTCAAAAGTTGTCATAGTTTCACCTCCTTTCTATTACGTTAAAGCTTTACGTTACTTCCATCCCAAGAGTTTCATATACTCCCGGAATCCGATGTCAAGTTTAGTTCCATCAACAAGTTGAGACCTCGTCTTCGCTTGTACAAATGCATCCTTCATTGTCTGGAGATACGGTTCTGGCTTACCTTGGACGATGCGGGTTTTTACATAATCCACCTCGTCGAAGAGATTGATCAAATTCGGTGCAAGGTTCTTTCCGTAGATCGAGAGAACTTGACGTGTAACCGCATCCTTCCCAGTGCCGATGGTAACAATCATCGTATGGGCGGTGATCACCACTGGTATTGGTAGAGCACGGAGATAAACAAAGAGGTTATAAACCTCAGCAATCGCCAGACCCCATTGGGCTTGAGTAACCTTCTCTGGTTGACCCAAAGACCCCGAGTTCCCACATATCCCACGAAGAGCATATTCCGCTACGTCGGTGAGGGAGTCGATGGCGAGGACTTTGTGAGGATAGATTCCCTTTAAACAGTCCTCGTAGATTTGGAGAACCGTCTTCTTGAGTATCCCCCACGCCGTCGCACGTTTTGGGTCGGACTCGTAGCAGGAGACTACATCTATCTTATGTCTCTCGGCCGTCCACTTGTCCTTAAGTGTCTTCGCGGAGAGCAAGCCACGATTACAGTCGATAAGTTGGAGTCCCTCGCCATAGGTTGCTACAAAACAAGTCTTACCGACTCCACCTTCTCCGTAGAGAATGATCTTCGGTGGGGTGATGGGAGTATCTGATAATGATGCCATTCTAATCTCCTAGAGAGTATTCAACCATTTAACTAAAGCCTTGATTTTCTCTCTATCAACTCCATAGAGATTATTCGTTCCCGACTTTAGACGGATACATAATCCCATATCCTCCAACCAGACGAGATGGTGGGACACCGTACCGACTTTTAGACCCAAAGACGCTGCCATTAGGGTGGGTGTCATTGGTATCTCGGATCTACAGAGTCTAGTGAAGACTAGTCGTCTAGTCTGGTTTTCGAGACACGTTAGGGTCTGTTGTAGTTCGTCTTCGGTCATCTTACTCCTCACTGATCTTAAAGGGCCGTGGTTCTCGAACCTCGAACATCGAGGCGATGGAGGTCCAATCCTGTACCAGACAAAGGTTCTGATACTTACATTGATATCCGGCTTGGCCGAATTGAGGATACGGCACACACGCAGAAATGTCTTTTGGGAATTCCTCTCGTTTCTCACATTCGAGTATCTGCGATCCAATCCATCTTGCCCAGGTGAGGAAGTCGTCGAGATGATGTTGGGAGATAAAGATTGGTTGGGCGAGGGTTTCAACATGCTGAACCTTCGACTTCTTCAACGGTGCGGCAACTCGTATTCCCTCGACGATTGTTCCTCGGACGTTGATACCGTAGGATCTCGCTGCGAGAGCATATCCGTAGACTTGAGGGTTGATGGTAAAGCCGTCAAGGAATCGAGTACTTAGTTCACTCGTCGTCTTCCACTCCAGACACCAAGGTTCTCCGGTATCTCGGTGGGTGCAGAGAGCGTCGATCCTACCGACAAGAGGTACGTCTAGACCGATATCCAGAGCGAATGGCACTTCCCAGTCGGAGACTTGATCATCGAGTCGGATGGCGTTGGATGGTGGTTGTCGGAGAACATAGATACTCCGGCTATTCTCGTGTGAGGTTTTGTAATCCTCTAGGATGGCCGTCGCGGAGAGAGGATTCCGCTTCTCATCCATGGGAGTGTCGCCAAAACACTTGACAAACGCCTGACTCGCCTTGGATAGGTCGCCATGGAAAGCGTGTGGTAACGCCGCATGGATACCCGAGCCGAATGCGAGAGCGGGGTGGTCGCCGTTGGATAGGCCACAACCAGAGGAGTAAAAGAACATCCTTGGACACCGTGCAAATGCACAGAGGGAGGAGATTGAAAGATGGGTACGTTTGTGGTAGAGGTTGAAGTTGGTCATTCAGTCACCATTCTAGTTCTAGAGAGCATGTCCACCAGCCCAGACTTTGTGTAGAGGTATCCAGCATGATCGACCATATTCTCTGGATAATCCCACACCCCACTCCATGGATCCCTACGCTTTAGCCTTAGTTCTGAGGCAATTTGATCTATTGTTCGAATCACATTGCTGGTGACAACCTCCAGGTTGTAAGGAAATCCATCCTCACTGTCGAATAGGTGATTGTAATCGCAGCCAATCTTCACAGCACGAAACTTGGTATCGGGATGAATTATCTTCTCGTAAAATGTGATTCCACCATGCCAAGCACACTTGGCTATTGGAAGTTTGTCTGTGAGATAGTATGTAAGTTCGTAAGTTGCTGTGTAACTACCTTCTGGATCTAACCAGAGTTTAGCAAAATCCTCTGGTGATAATGCAGTATCTGGGATTACCACATAGTAATTCCAAATACCTTTGCCGTTGTTTTGTTCTAGACTGTGGTGTTTGATTTCAAACGCGAGGTCAAGATAAGTATCACGCCAAACACTACAATTCGACAATATCGGAATCATTCAGTCACCTCATTTTGTTCAATAATCCTACCCGCTGATCGCAACTTGCTAATCGCAGAGTTGAAAATTGCCGAGACTTTATCTATGTTCATTGCCTTCTCCACCGCAATGGACTTAAAGTCTAGTCCACTGAAGAAATGTTGGTAGATTATCGACATCTCTTGGTTGGACAAATCCGCTGTGTTGAGAATCTCACTAAGTCTTTCTCGGTAGTCTGGTGTCTCGTCCTCGGTTCCGCGTTTCGTGATGGTTGGTCGGATGTAGCGTAGTTCTCCGAGCACTCTAGTATACACCTTCCCGGTGTGGTAGGCATTGATGAGCCTATGGCGTATGAAGGTGATTGTCACCGGCCATTGCTTACGCCAAGCTTCGATAAGGATGTCTTGAGCGAGGGATTCTACATCCCGATCTCGGAGTGTATGTGTAGCATGTAGATTGTTGAGAACTCTAGTGATCTTAAGCTGAAGAGCCAGAAGGTTCTGCTCCGTCGGAATTAGAGCTTCCAACTCAGGATTTTCCTGAGGACTCGAAGGCTTGGCGGAGCAAGTCTCCGTCTGGGAGAGTGGAGAGGAGGGATTGGATACCTCCCGGGAGTGATCGCTTGCGTGGTCGTCGTACATTGGTCCCTACTTTCGTGAGAGAAATTGACTCATCCCCGTCGGGTAACTTAACCCGATGAGAGGATTTTTTGGCTTCATTCATCGCATCGTGGCGAGCGGTGCGGAGAGCGGAGAGGAAGTCTCGTGAACGGGAGAGGAATGGGGTGTCAAACGGGGTTAGGTTGATGTAGAGTGGGTGGAATTCGTCCCATGGTGGATCTGATGCTCGTGAAAAAAGCACTCGACCAGTGGATTTATCCACATACTCGTGTTGCCCGTTTGGGCGTGGTCCTAGGTAAAGATGTGTGTGAGACTCAGAGATCATCACTTTCCTCCGTTCGGCAGTGTGGCGACGAGGGCGGAGATCGGGACACGGTAGACGCGATTCTGAACTGACGTTAGGTCATATCCTGCTTGAGCAGTCCATGCCGATACTGTCCCGAATGGGAATATCTCCAGTACCAGCGAGCGTTCTGACACTTCCCCGCCTCCCTCAATCCACGGCAGCACCTTGTCCGCCCGGATGTACTCGCGGGCGATGTCGGTGCAGGTTCCAGTAGCATCCGATACAGCCGCGTCACGTGTTTCGTGTATAAATACGTCCTTTTTCCCATACCAATTTACGAAAACCCGCTCCGGCGATTCCGGCTTCACCTGCTCGTACTTGTGCCAAGTCTTGCCGTCGTCGGTGGAGAGTATTGTCGCGGAGGAACGGCACCACTCATCAACGTTAACGTCAAGGGCTTGTACATGTATGCCACGCAGTAATGCTAGTTTACCGCCCGGCAAGTGGATGATTTTGTAGATCACTCCATACTGTTGTACCATCATCCCAGCCTTCAACACCGGCCATCCATCGTTGTTTCGTTCGATCATGATTACTTATCCCTCCCAACTAATGCCCGACAGAGTATTAGCACCTTGTAAGTGTTGTCGCTCATAACCATTCCTCCTCATCAGCAAGCATGCATTCTTCACATGTTAGGTTATTACATCTCCAGTAGGAGATTCCGTCCGAGTCTCGATACTCTCGAAGTAGTGATCCACAACAACTACATGTGGTGTAGTTTCTATCTGGAAGTGGCGGTACACGCAATATCCACCTCAAGGCATTCTCAAACCATCTCATCTTTCACTCCCTACTCCTAGGTAACTCCTAGTAAACTCCTCGGGAGCCTTTCGACTCTCGAAGAGTGAATCCTCGACCCTTAGGCCTCATCATCCTCGACCGCGATACCCTTCTCCACCTTGATCTGGTTAACCACCTCGTTGATAATCGCATTAATCGCGACTTGGTTACCAGTGTTCTGGCGGAAACGTTCACGAAGGTCGTCGGAATTCAGGATCCTCTGGAACGCTTCGTTCTTCAGCTTCTCCTCCGACGGAGTTCCAACTGCTTCGGCACGAACTCGGTTTTTCTCATTCGTGGCGACCTGAGCATTGACGAGATCGAGAATCGTCTTCTCACCGAGAGCTTCGATTGCCTCGGAGAGAATCTCGTACTCAGGGTAGGTTGCGGTACCGACGACGACACGTTTCTTGTCGGCCGTCTCACCACCACCCTTCAACCGTGCGGACTTAACCTCAGACGTAATCTGCTTCATCGGACACTTTCCTCTGGCGTTTTGACGCCTGTTGGGAGATAAGTTTGGTGTCAGTGACACATGTCGCTATCCACCTACTTTAAGGCTCGTGGACTGGATTTGAACCAACATCTGCGATTTAACACACCGCTGCTTTAACATTAAGCTACCACAAGCATCGCAAAACCCACCAGAGTGACTTTCACACTCGGTTATCCTCGGAGAGGAGGTTGGTCTCCGGGTAATGGTGGGGGAGGGGTTGATGGTAGGGGCATCAACCACATGACCGCATCGCCTTGCGGGCATGGGATTGTACCGTTTTAGGGGGAAGGTGATTGGGGTTAGTGGGTTGTATCATTCCTTTCATATGAGAGTTTAGGTGCTAAAAGCTCCAGAGGGGAAGATCATTTTAACTCACGGATATAAAACACTTCTCCATAAGTCTGAGTAAGTTCCCTGTAGAGAAGTCTTATATGTCTGTTTATCGCATAATTATATTTCTCGGGAGCTACGTGAAAGTTATCCTTTATTCTCTTGGCGATACATATATGGTGACTATATAGCTCAGCACCTTTGAATGCCATTGTGCATTGCTCATTCCTTCCTTTATAAACTCTTCGTTCCATCCAGACTCGTATCAAACCACGATTATTGAACACTTGTTTCATGTTGAATCCTTTCAATCCACAGAGATTAAAACCCTTGACTCAAACTTAAAGACTCTTTTAGAGGTGATCTTCGACTCGACCTCGGTGCAACGTAGACCATCACTAACACTACTAGCGTTGTAGATTTCGTAGTCTGTTCTATAGACCATAACTGGTCCGTCTTTGAGTTCTGGATAGTCGTGGATTAAAGTCTCAAGTCTAGTGATTAGTTCTTGTGTGGTCATAGCATATTCCTTGTGTTTACCCTAAGTTCTTTAGAAGATCGTCGAGCAGGTCGTCAGAGGATTCTCTAGTTGGAAGAGGTTGGGACTCGGGGGTGGAGTCGACTATCGGTATCTCCTCAACCGTGGCGACTTCCATCCCTCGCTCAATCGGACTCTGACGCAAATTCTCCCTCCTCACATCCGTCCGAAACTGGTTCATAAACGGTTGGTAGATACCGCGAACGTCGGAAAGAAACTTCCAGAGCTTAGGAGCATCTGGGAGAAGGTCGAGAATCTCTTCTGGTCCAGAGTTACCTAGATTCCTCGCTTTGAGGACTAAGTGGTGGGGGTAAAACCAGAATCCTTGGTGGTGGGCACGGACAGAGAGCACTCTTGGGTCGAGTGTCACCGCCAGTCTCGTTCTTGGTGCGATGAGTTTCCATCTGAGTAGTCCGAGGTAAGTCGCGTCCTCAGGAGAACATCGGAGGTGAGTGTGGGACTCCAAACCAATGGAGGAGAGTGTGGATACTAGATTGGAGTAGAGAGGGATTAAGGTGTCGGACATTGGAACTCCTCTCAGCTAGCTTTGATGGTGATGGTTACCTTATCCGGCATCGGGGTGGAGAAAAACCGTGAGACGTAGATGGTTTCTACGACAACCGGATTTCCATCCGAGTCTTTCTCTACGGTACATCGATACCTTACGGAGTGTTTGCAGTCTTTGTCACGAACGAAGTTGAGAGTCTGTTCCATGTTGATCTCCTTTGCCCGGTGGGCGGTAAAAATCTCCCGGCAGCTTGCGAGCAGAAGCCGGGATGTGCTTGTTTTACTGAGCAACTGGCGAGGATGCCTTATTGGACTTCCACGCCTCAAATTCTTCGCGTTCTAGTTCGCCTTTGGCCTGACTCGCGACAGCCGACAACATAGCCGCCATAGCGTCTGGCCACGTCCTACCACCACCGCCGCCTCTGGCCACATATATTTTCCCGAGCTGAAAAAACGCCATCAAGTGATATGTGTTTTGTGGTTCAGTTGCGTCCGTCGATGAGACACGCCCGGCCATCGCCTGCACGGTACGTCCAGTTGCCTGCGGGTACAGTTCGGCCAGTCGCTGTTCTGCGTCCTGTCTCCACGTTACGAGTTCGGTGTCTTCGCCAGTCATTCGTGGCCTCCTTTGGCCTGCCCGGTAAATCCTGGGAAACCGGACGGTAGGCTTTCGCTCACCAGCCGGTGGGTGGGGAGTTAAACTCCCTCAAACGCCTTTACTACCTTCGCGATCTCCTCTTCCGTCAGTCCAAGCTTCCGAAGTTGAGTGAGTTGGTCGTCGGATACCGTAGGAGTCTTTGGCTTACCATCTCGTGGTTTGCCGACCTTCGTCTCTTGCCGTCGAACGAGTTCAGTCTCTAAGTTCTCAAGAGTCTTACTCCAATACTCTAGTCGATCCCCGGCCGATGCCGATGCCTTACGCAACATCCGTATCATCTTCCGGTGTTTTCGGACAACCTCGCGGTGAGTCTCAAGTTCATGGACCAACCAACTCGGTTGACTCGCATTCTTCCAAAACGTCAGGTGTTTTTGAACGTCGGAAATTTCCTTACGCACCTCGATCGTCGGCATCTCGGCGAGCGTATTTACGTTGGACATCTCATCTCCTGAAAAGTATAGTTCTCTACTTACTCCAATCCATCCCACCGCTCGGGTTCAAGCTCATCCTCATCCTCATCCTCCGGGTGGAGTCTAATCTCTGCACCCTCTACTTCTGGTATCCCAACCATCTTCCCCGTCTCCGCCCACACCAACCCTCTATCAGTGATAATCGCCTTCATCTCTTACTCGCTTTCTGAGACTCCCGTCTCTGCTAAAACCCTACTCTCGTCTTTCCACTTACGACACTACAATGCTCTACATACCATACCCGATACCGTCCACTCCCCCCTGCCACTTTGGCAGTTCTCCAAACCCGCCATGAGGCGTCCCCGTGGAGGGAAGGGTGTATCATTTCTTTCTACTAATCTACATTAGTATATTTTTTTTATAGACTATTATGGACGAGTACAGTACAGTACGAAAATTTTGGAGAAAACCTAGGGGGGCCGCCGACCCCGGACCATATTAGGTATGGTACGCGGAGAACCGGGTACTAATGGGGGTAGAGTGGGCTAGGGTAACCTACGCCCTAGGTGTCGCCACACAAACCCCGCGTAGGGGGCCTACGGCGGCCGTAGCGGCGTTAGGGGCACAACCCCGGCCTATAAACCCTACCTACGCCCTACCCCCCGTAAAACGCTTCCTAGGGGCAAATCGCCCTACTACCCACCATTACCACTTACCAAGATCAAGGGCAAACGTTTCCGCTTGCCCTTGATTCCGACCTTGGACACCCGGCGGCGGAGGTCAAAAAACCTTCATAATCTCCGCGATCACCGCCTCATCCATCCCGCTCGCCCGTAGCTTGGCAAACTTCGCCTCCCGTTCGGCAAGGGCCTTAATCCGTTCCGCCTCCCCCTTCGTCGTTTTCTTCTTTGGGCGAGCATCACCACTCGCTTCGTAGTAATTCGCCCTGCTCATCGCACGAGCATTCCGGATCAACGTCGCCCGGTCCCATGTCCCAAGAGCATCCGCAAACACCTCCACCGCGTCTTGATACTCCTCCTCACTCACCTCCACCGGTGCCTCACCGCCCGCTGACTTCGCCGGCCCAGATGCAAATCCATCAAACTCCACGTCCTTCTCAAAATTCTCTGTGGTGGGGTTCCATTCCCAACCAAGTGTAGACAACTCCGCCATATCCGCAATCCAAACCGGCTTGGCTTCCGTATGCCTCAATCCGCCAACCCTATACCCAAGATCAATCGCCGACTTCTCACTCATCGACGCCAACCGACTAAGTTTCCCGTACTTCAACACGTCGCACCACCTTTCATTAGACCCACTACTCCGCAAGCGACACTCGTCGCCCACCAAACTTTCACTACGCCCAATACTACACCCGCCAATCCCCGTCGTCAAGTGCAAACTTCCCTTCCCCCACGTTTTAGTTCAACGATTCCTAAACAAACATCCCCCTAACCATACTGTTCGCTATACGTTAGGTACTCCCCCACCTATTCTCCCTCCATTAGGTTCGGTAGACGTTCACCCCGGTCCATTCCCCTCGTCTTGTTCGTCTGGTGTACGGCATTGGTCCGCCGCTCATGGTCGTGTCCACCCATCCTCCCCCACCACCCCGGGGTCAAAAAATACATCTACCTCCGTCAAATTTCCTTCAATTTTATAATTCACTAATCGAGGTTAGAGGATACCACCTACTCCCTTCCACCAGAGAACCTAGGGGGAGCACGGGAGTGCTAAGGTCGAGGGGAGGAAAGGGAGAAGTGTAGGGAATACGTGCGAAAATGGGTTGGTGATTGTGCGAGAATTGTGAATTATCCCGGTAACCCCGGAGAAGGATTGGATCATGCGACGAGAGTTGACGAGTCACAGGGTGAACGGATTGAACGAGGACTTGAACATCTACGTCGCCGATGCTCCCGGAAGTGGAGGAGCCAATCACGCCTACGCCATCACGTACAGCCTGAATCCGGGAACTCCCGCTGGCGGCGAAAGCCCAATGGTGACGGTGCGTTTCCAGAACGGGCCGGTGCGGGAATTCGGCATCAACGGCATCAGCAATGAAGCCCTGCTCGCCATTGTCGAGGATCGCCTATCGGGCTTCCAGTCCGGCCAATACGCCTGTCGCGAGAACGCCATTGCTCTGACGAAGATTCAAGAGGCGATGCTGTGGCTACAGAAACGCACCCGCGACCGCATGGCCCGTGGAGTTGAAGGCACGACCACGAAATAACAGCCGTCATCGGGCCATCGCCGGCGGAAACGTCGGCCATGGTTTTCGAACTATGAACCTCGTAACCGCGACAAATTCCGCAGTGAACGCCGCCGCGACGGTGGGCGGGGAGACCGCGTGGTTGGTCGGTGGGTCAATCAATCCAGACTGCTGGGCGTATGGGCTGTCGGCGAATCGTTTTCATTGTCGAGCAAAAACTGGTCCGGCGGGGGTGCACGGTGGGCCAACTCTGATCCGCGAGGTCGGAACCTCAACGCGGTTTGCGGTAACTGCCTCGCATCTGTTCTCGGGTGGTCATCCTGCTATTGGATCAACATGCACATGGCTCAAGGGCGACAATTCTACGCTATCGCGAACAGTGGCCGACTACCGCAACGTTGGAGACATTTGCATTGTCAGGCTCTCAGCGGCCATTGATTATGCCGACGTGGAAGCTGCATTCGTCCCTACGCCTGCTGTGTGGGACTACGTGAATGGAGACCTCGCTGCTGTCACGGTACATGCGACGTTCGCCGACCCGACTCTGCGAATCGCTGGGAAGACGATACTGACTAGCGGATCGACGAGCGGGGTAGTGCAGACGATTCCGTCAGCTATCCCGTTGAACGCATTCGACGTGACGATGGTTGCGGGTGATTCCGGCTCACCGCTACTGTCAGTGATCGACGGGCAGGAGGTCATTTGGACGACGTGGTACTACCCAACCTACGGCCCCTCGCTGGAGTTCAATCGGGAAGCGGTGGCAGCGGCCTGCACGGCGATGGTGGGGAGTGCGGTCACGCTGGCCGACGTGGACCTGTCCGCATTTACCGCAGTCCCTCCAACGCTGAGTATCGGAGTGAGCGACACGGTTGTGCAGCCGAATGAGGGATTTACACTCACGTGGTCGTCTTCACGGTCCAGCATTTCCGTGAGCGGAGACAACGGCATCGGGGCTATGGCATCAACTGGCTCCACGACGCTGGCGATTACGGAGGACACGACCTTTACGATTACGGCCGTGGGACTCGGTGGTGCAACGGTTCGTTCAGTCACAGTCAGAACAGCAGGTATTCCTATGGCATATTTCCTCTGGGTTGGAACGGGTCCGAATCAGAATTTTAACGTGATCGCCAATTGGCGGAACTCGAATGGTGCGAAGGCCGACCTTGGGCCAGCAGAGGCACTACCAACAGCGGCGGATGGGTGCTGGGCACCAGCAAATGGAATCATTGGGGATAGTACCTCACCTGAAGTCGGGGTGTCCGGCGTCTGCTATGGGGCGTGGCCATCCCAAACGATCAACGGGATCTATGGCAACTCCCTCGACATGCCGGAGTTTCGAGGAGCCATCACCTCAGACTCTCAACTGAACGCCTACTACTGTCATTTTTATGTGAGGCCAGTTAGCCTCTACGAAACGTACGAACAATGCGAGTTCTGGATTGATTTCGCGTCGGTTGATTTGGGGCTAGGATGCCTCAATTGCGAGTTCCATGGGGACCTAACCGCGTCGCCCGCCTCGGTGGATCTTATAGTCATAACTGGCTGCACAATCCATGGGGACGCCACAATCGCTCAGCGGGTCAATGATTACTATCTGTATAGCATCACGAACAACACATTCCTCGGTCGCGTGCGGAGTGACCTGCTGAGCAATGTGTGGCTCTATCAGGCCGATTCCACCCATGCCGCACCACCGGCATCCGTCGTCGCTCCAGCTACGAATCTAGGTGTTGCAGGAACTGCTCGTAAGGCTTCAATCGGACTACCTGGACTCTGGTAGGAGACTTCATGGCTCTAATAGCAAGATATCAATGTAACGAGGGTACTGGTATTACGTTATCCGACTCTCGTGGCAATGGTCACCATGCTACACTCGTACCAAATGTCGCTGGAGCATGGACGGGTGGTACTTGGGCAGGTGGGCGGTATGGTGGTGGACTGTCATTCAACGGTACGTCTGGATACGCTGACGGGTTGACGAGTCTAATCGGAAGTAATCCAGGGGCTTTCACTCTCGCGTGTTGGGTGAATGGGTCAGCTAGTTTAGACAAACGTATAATCGCGTTTGGTAGTTCTACGGATGGTATACCAGCTATCTCACTCCAAACTGCACCTGCTGCATCACCAGGTAAGGTAAGTCTTTGGTGGAGGAATAATACTGATCTATTAGTTGGTGGTAGTGGAGTTTATATTGTTACCTCAACTGCCACAGCTTTCGACAACACTTGGCACCATGTTGCGGTGACGTATGATGGGACAACCGCACGAGTTTACGTAGATGGGTTGTTATCTGGTGCAACAACAATTACAGTGATTGGTGCAACAGTCCTCAACAGAACAGCGATTGGTGCTCTGCTTCGTGCATCTAGTGGCTCATGGTACGGTGGTTTAGGAGATGAGTTTGAGATCTATGATACATCAGAAGATGCTCGTATACCAATGATCGCGAATGATACCTACCCACCACGAAACAAACTGCTTGGGTATCCAGGAGTTATCCGCACTAATGCTGCAATTGGAATCAACGGAATCTACAAGTTCTAAGGAGTTTGACATGAATGGAAAGTACGATGCGTTAATTGCCGTGACTACGATTGCAGATACGTGGACACAAGTACTCGCTGCTGGAGCGAAGAGGGACGGGATACCGATCATCTTAGGTGATGCTACCTATCCGATGTACATCTCTTTTGACGGTGGAACTACAACCCATCTTCGTATCCCAGCAAACGGGACTTTCGCTTCACCACGTACTGTTGGTCTCTCTGGTGGGATTTGGGTAAAAACCATCACCGCCGGGCAAAACGTAACGATCAATCTCATGCTCCAGAATTGGAAAGACTCCATCTGGCGAAGTGCCTAGGAGCATTTAGACCTTAAACTCTCCGAGATTACCTATGGCGAATTACGTACACGAACCAGAACCGACGGGGCAGTTGCAGAGACTACTCCCTCGTCACTACTCGATACTCGATCTCACTCTCGCCGGGAATGGACCGGCGGAGATTGCTCAGGCACTCGGGATGACGGCGACTGGTGTAGGACTAATCACCCGGTCTGCAATCTTCCAACACGAACTCAGTCGTCGACGAGAGAAGATTGAGAAAAAGATTGACGAGGGTTTGGTCTCCATCCCTGTTCGTGCGAAACAGACGCTTGAGCAGAACTCCCTCCTTGCTGCCGAACGGATGGTCGGACTCCTCGATGCAGAAGACCCACGTGTCGTGCAACAGAGTGCGAAGGATATTCTCGACCGGGTACTCGGTCCCGCTGGTGGGCAAAAAGCCGATAACACCAGGAACGTCGTCGTACTCGAAGCTGGAGCTATCCAACTTCTCCAACTCGCGATAACCGAGTCGAAGGGAGTTCTTAATGATTGTCAAAACCAAGAACGGATACCAGGTGATGGGAAAGCATATGACGAAGGGAAAACGTCGACACCTGGGGGGTCCATACAAGTCGAAATTGGAAGCAATGAAGAGACTCCGACAGGTGGAGTACTTCAAGCATCAGAGTAAATAGAGACTACACGTCTCAGAAAGGTTTGGTATGATCGTGGAAGAGAAGACAATCGAGCGGGTGGAAACGAAGGTTGGAGTAAAATCCGGCTGGAGAACCACGGAATTCTGGTTGGCGACGATGGCAACTGTCCTCGGAGTGGTTTACGCCAGCGGATTCATCACCGACGGGTCACAGATGGACAAGGTCCTCGGAATCGCAGCGAGTGTTCTCGCGACCTTGGGTTACTCAGTCTCACGTGGTCTTGCAAAGGTTTGACGATGTCAGCTTTGGTGACTATTGTCGTGAGTCTACTGGAGCAGGTCTTAATTGGCCTTGCTCCGGTTTTGATTGCGTTGATGAGGGAACTTAATACTCAGGTGGTGGAAGATGGAAAAGCTCCTGACGATCTTCGTACTCGCCTTAGGGATCGTGTCCGTCGGATGCGTGACGAGGGTGGTGGTGGTTCCAACGGGAGACCCGGTGCAGATACGCCGAGAGGTGAAAGCTGATGTGTGGATATTTGATTCCAAAGGTCAACGAACTCCGGCAACGGTGAAGATTCCCGCTGGGTGGTATGCTTTACCGGATGAGGTGCAGAGATGACAAAAACAGCAGCGATAGTTACGATCAAGAAGGCGTCTAAGATGTCACCACTAGGTCGACAGGAGATTGCTCGGTGGTTAAGGAATCAAGCTAAATGGCTTGTGAAACACGGACCAGAGTACTGTGATACATTCCACGCAAAATACTACTACGAAAGTGGTAAGAAGTAGATGGCTCAAGCACCGATTAACCTCGACCCGAAGACACTTGAAGCCCTGAGAACCAGGGCTAAAGAGGACTTCTACTTCTTTGCAAAGGGAGTCCTAGGCTTCGATCTCCTAGTTCCCCACATCCATCTTCCCGTCTGCCAGATGTTGCAGAATCCAGATCTTCGTCGGGCGAGGATCGTACTACCTAGATCCTGGCTGAAGAGCACTATCGGCTCCATCGCCTATCCGATCTGGCGGGCGATACGAGATCCGAATATCCGTGTTTGTATTGTGCAAAACTCGCACTCCAACGCTTGCCGTAAGCTCGCGGTTATACGGAATAAGTTTGAGACAGCCCCAGTCTTTCGTGCGTTGTTTCCTGAGTTACTACCAACAAAAGATTGTATCTGGTCGTCAGAGGCACTTCAGATTCCTCGAACCGAGAGCCACGCAGAGGCGACGTTTGAAGCCGCTGGTACGAGAACCAAGTTAACCTCCAGGCACTATAATATCATTATCGAGGATGATACTGTAGCACCAGACTTGGATGACCTAACCGATGGTGCTTTACTTCCATCGAAGGAAGATGTAGAACAAGCCATCGGCTGGCATCGACTGGCAATGCCGCTGCTCGTAAATGCTCTTACGGACCAGATACTTATCATCGGTACAAGGTGGTATGAGAAGGATCTCATCTCTTGGAATATGGAGAACGAGCCACATTATACTGGGTACATACGAGCGGTGAAGGAGACAAACGGACTCGGAGACGAAGATGGTGAAATCACCTACGCTGAGCGATTTCCTCAGGAACTCTTGAGTCAACTCGAACGAGCACTTGGACCATATCTCTACTCCTGTCTCTACATGAATAAACCGATTCGGTCTGGAGACATGGTCTTCGATCCCGGATGGTATAAGTTCTACGAGACCATACCAACGAATATCCTCACTTGGATTACAGTAGACTTGGCGGGAGACCCAGAGACTCTAAAAGGGAAAGATCCGGATTACAACGTAGTGATTACCTGTGCAAAAGACTTAACCGGTGGCGGTATCTACGTCCTCGATTACTGGCGACAACGGGCAAACCCCTCTGAGGTGATTCAGGCAATCTTTGCTCAAGCACGAGTCTATAAACCAGTGCAGGTAGGAATTGAGTCGATTCAGTATCAGACATCTCTGATCCACTGGATTAAAGAACGCATGCGACAAGATAACCTCTACTTTCTCGTAGAGCCAATCACACACGGGAAGAAGTCGAAGTCGACGAGAATCCAAGGACTTCAGCCACTGGTGAAGAGCGGGATGTTACGCTTCCGTCGGCACCATAACCAATTACTCTCCGAGTTGACCACATTCCCATACTCTGCACATGATGATATCTCGGACGCACTTTCAATGCAAATCCCGTTGTGGACAACTGTGCGGAGTCCGATGGAAACTCAGAAAGATGATCCTCGTCTAAATCCGTTCAGTTTCGACTCCGCAGAGGCGGAGTGTAGTGATCGGTGGAGATCCAGACAACTCAACAACTCGGCATGGGGACAGATTGGAGTACGGATATGAGTTCAAAATTTCGTGAGAATACGGTAGAAGAGTGGAACTCGGAACTTGAGGATGGGTTGGAGTATCGTAGACTCTACGGACGAGAGGATCAATGGGCGAAAGTCGAGGCGTTGTTCTACAACGCTCATACGACCCAAGCGGAGTCTACAAGTGGTAATGTTATCTACTCAACCGGAGATGCGTTACTCTCGACACTACTCGTTCCGAGACCGTCGTTTCTCTTGGAACCAACTACACCGGAGTCGGTAGATACCACCCCGATTGCTGAGAGTGTATTGAATACACTGTGTTACGCTACGAGGTTGAAGCAGGCGATGGCGACTGCTGGACTTCATGCGTTTCTCTATGGACGAGGGATTATTAAACACGGGTATGACTCTGAGTTTGGGTATAATCCTCTCCTGGATCTCGGTCAAGAAGTAAATCAAGTCTTTGGTCTCAGTCTCACCCAGTTCGATAAAAAAGGTCAGAGAATCGAGTACAACCAGTCCGTCGAACCAGGTATGCCATGGGTACAGCCAATTCTACCACACGATTTTCTCGTACCCTATGGTACAATCGACCTGAACACCTCCCCTTGGTGTGCTCATCGAGTAGTCCGACATATTGACGACATCAAACGTGATCCAAAGTATGAGAATAAGAAAGATCTCCGACCAAATCTCAGTCGAGCCGATTGGGTTAGATCCTACCTCACGATCATGAAACCATATCGTCTAGGTAAGCAGCAGTGGACGTCTGGTAAAGACGGGAGTGGAAAGTCGGAGTACGTGGAACTCTGGGAAATACACGACGTTCGAACCGGAAGGGTGATGGTCACTGCGAGTGGGTATGATAAGTTCCTTCGGAATGAGATCGACTACACGCAGGAATCTGGTCTCCCATTCGTGGCGTACAATTTCACGCCTGTCTCCCGAACTTTCTGGGTGACACCGGATGCGGTTTTCCTTCAGGGCCATCAAAACGAGGCAATTGATATCGCAGAGATCGCGAAGATCCAACGTCGAATCTCCACTCTTCGTTTTCTCTACCAAGAAGGTGCGTTTGAGAATGACGAACTCCAGAAGTTCTTCTCTTCGTCGATTGGGTTGGGTATTAAGTATAAGCAGGGAGTAGAAAATCCGATCACCGCGATTACTCCCCCAAACAACAACAACCAACTCCAAGCGGAGAACGAGTGGGTCAGACGCGACGCACGGGAGACGGTCGGATTCTCACGTAATCAAATGGGGGAGTACGAATCCACCGGTCGACGGACAGCTCGGGAAGCAATAATCGTACAGCAGAATTCCGACCAACGTCTAAATCGTCGGCAGGACTCTGTGTCCGAAGCTTACTCCGAATGTGGGGAAAAACTCCTGGCTCTCGTAGCGAAATTCTGGAGAACCCCACGTATGGTGGAAGTCGTCGGTCAGGATGGTGCAGCTCAGTGGATGAGTTTCACCGGACCGCAGATCAAAGGCCGATACCGTTATCGCGTGATGTTCTCTTCCGAACCAGTCCAGGGTCTCCAAGCCCGTCGTCAAGAAGCCCTTCAACTCTTCACGATGCTCAGCCAAGACCCCTCAATCGACCAACTTGAACTTCGTCGTTATCTCAGTCGTTCGTTCAACGACCCGGAATTTACGCGGCTTTTTAAGCCGGGGATTGTGTCCAATGCCAATTTACAGTTACCGATGCAACAAATGCTCGATGGAATGGGACAAGGTGCACCACAAGGTGCGAACCAATTTACGCCTTCGCCCGAGGTGTCCGAAGTGCGGAAGTCCAAGCAAGCCGCTCCTCGTTAGTGGAAGATACCTGGCCAAGGTCTGGGATAGTGAAAAAGAGTACGAAAACTTTGACGACAAACCGATGAAGTTTAAGTCAGAAGGTGATCTTCGTCGGTATTGTAGAGACCATCACCTTCAGAGTGGAGCTTTATTGTGAGCGAATTGTCAACAAAACCCGGTGCTGAACTAACCACCAAGCCAAGGGCGACCATACAGAAGTCAGTACGGTTTACATGGGTGGATGGTCAGTGGTGTGCAGAGGTAGAATTGACTGATCCGACCGTGCCTTTTACCGAGAGGGATTTTAACCAACTCTCGATTTTACTGAACGTCAAAAGGGCAGAGATTCGTCGGAAGTCTTACATAATCTACCGTAAACTGACTCAAGACCTTGAACGTGCCAAGGAACTTAAACGCACGGGAAAGTAATACTTAGACAGGTTGAGGTGAAGATATGAGTGATTTTGAGATCGAGGTTAAAGGCGATAAGTTCGTGGCACCAGATGCTGGTGTTCCTGGACCGTCGATACGTACAGAAAGACAATCCTCTAGTGCTCAGCCGCAACTGAGTGAGCAGGAGATCGTGGAGATTGAAGAGACCGAGAAAGCCGAAAAGGCTGAGAGAAGCTCTCTACTCTCCACACTCGAAGCTCTTAACAACGATGCGAAGGTCCGTGCACAAGAGGCTCGACTACTGACGGATCCAAATATTCGTGAGTATTTGGAAGCGAGGAGTCGAGGGGAGGATGTTCAGATTGGTCCGAGGGTGGTTGAAAAGGTTGTGGATGAGAAACTCGATCTCGAGACCCTCACCAATACCCAACTCGTGGATCATCTGAACAAACTCATCGGACAGTCGGTCGGTTCGTTGGTGGATTCCAAGCTCAAAGACTTCGGTTCGAAGCTTACTCCGGTTTTGCAGAACCTGGAGGCTCATACTAAGTCACAACAGAGCCAGGAGATTAATTCGCAGATTTCTCGTGTTAAGGAGAAGTATACGGATTTTGATCAACTCAAGCCGAAGATGGCGGAGATTAATCAATCTGTCCAAGGTCTCACTGTCGAGGAACTCTATCACCTCACCAAGGCTCGACTCGGTGGGTCTGCCACCGTAACTCGCGAGAAACTAGAAACTGAACGACCAACTGTGCCGTCGGGTCGTCGCGGACGAGAGAATCCCGGCTCCTATCGTGGGAGAAGCGGATTCTCTGGTCTGTTGGATGAGGCTCTTAAGTAAACTCTAAGGAAAGGTGAACAATGGCAACAACGCTTCCGCAATGGACTAGGACTCTGGATAACGCATTCACGGAGACCTGGTATGAGATACGACCTGATGCGATTGATAATATTCTCCTCGCCACGCCCGTGTGGGCGATGTTGAAGGAGAAGGGGTGTTTCAAACCTCAGACTGGGTCAGAGTTTATCACCCGAACGGTGAAGTATGCGGTGGGTGTAACCCCGGTCGCGGTGACGAAGGGTGATACACTTCCGATGGGAGTGGTCGAAACCGAGACCATGGCTCGTTGGACTTTCCGCAATATGGCGGCGAATGTTCAGCGGGATACGATCACGGACGCCGAGAATTCTGGCGAACACCGAATCAAGGATTACGTCAAGAAACGTCTGTCTGAGGCGAGAGACGCTTTGGTGCAGAAGTATGAGACGGATGTTCTTCGGGCTCAGGTAACAGATGAAAGTGGTAAGGAGATTCAGGGGTTGAATGACCTCGTGCCTCTTTACGCCGGGGCTGCCACGGGTAGTTATGGTGGGATTACTCGTCCGACCGCGTATGCTCAGATCGCCGCGGCTAACGGAGTGTATAAGCCTTCGGCAGGTAATACGTGGTGGGGTCCGTCGTACAAGCAACTGACTCTTCCATATGAAGTGAACCTTGTGACCGATATGAAGGTTCTCTACAACTCCATCTACAATAATCAGGAAGCTCCGAACTTCATTCTCTCCGACCAAGGGCTTTTTGAGTTGTATGAGGAATTCGCGGTGGATAAGAGCCAGATCGTCAAGGATGATACCATGATGCTGGCGGATCTCGGGTTCGAGGTTCTTAGGTTCAAGGGCAAGGCGTGGACGTGGACTCCCAACATTGCTGCATCGAACTTGATCATGTTGAATACGGATCACATCGAGGCGGTTTATCGTCCCAATCTCTGGTTTGATATGAGCGAATGGAAGCCCATCCCTAATCAAACGGATCGAGTTGCACATATTCTCTCGTCTTGCAACATCATCACTGGTCAACCGCGACGCCATGGTCGACTGACTTCTGCCACAGTGTCGTAAGGTCTACCTAACTAAACGAAAGAAGGTGTCAGTATGGCTTCTCAAAAATTCATTTTCCGAACGCAGCTTACGGATGTAAGTTACCAGGATCTCGAAGGTGTTGGTCAACTTCGATACGAGGATGACAAGGTTTATCGCTGGGTGAAGAATCCAGTGACGAATTATACTCCAGCGGCGGGTGATCTCATCTGCCACGTTATCGCCAATACCACCACGGCATTTCAGAATCTCTCCAAGCCACTCACGGCGAATTTGATGTGCCTGGGTGGTGTGGTGATGGCTCCGATGGATGCGAATACGGGGACGAATCCGAAGGTGTATGGTTGGATTCAGGTTCTCGGTATGTCGTCTACGTGTAAGATTCTTCCGACCAACACGGTAACCACCGCTGGTCCTGCTGCTGGTGCTACGATCAAGGCCGTGGATGCCAACGTCTACGGTACACTGGATCAGGCGGCTGGTACTGCTCCGATTTATACTCGGACAATCCTGAATCTCGCGGCCGTGGCTGCGGGAACAGAGGCAGTAGCATCGCCGGTGTATATCAAGTGTCTGTGAAGATTCCTCCTGTCGCCTGCGGAGAGTTTAGGTGTTAAACTCTCTGCAGGTTTTTACACAACGGACTTACAATGCGTGTTGGTATCGGAATGCCTATCGTCGATTTCATAGCTGGTGAGGCGTTTGTCGCCCACATCACCACGTTCATAGAAGCCGCGAGATTGTTAAATTCCCGTGGTGGAGATGTTGTAACCATCATACCAGTTGGTACTGGTCCACATGATCGAGCACGACAGACAATTGTCGACAAAGCCATTGAGATGGGGTGTGATCGTCTGTTTATGATGGATGACGACACCATCACTCCAGAAGGCGGATTTTCAAGGTATATGGAGATCATGGATAGGGATGAGCGAAAACCGGCTGCGGTCACTGGTCTCTATCTCCGACGTGGTATGCCATTTACCTCGGTTTGGTTTGTTCGGTATGATGGTGGTCTTGCGACTGTAGACGCCGAACATGGCATACACGAACTCTCAGCTAGTGGACTCGGCTCGTGTTTGATCGACCTGACTTGGTGTAAGGAAAACCTCAAAGATTCGTGGTTCAAAATGGATCAGACCGCCACCTACACCGAGATCTCCGACGATATGGTATTCTTCCGAGGGATTGAGAAAGCCGGTGGGAAATTGCTCGGAGATGCGGATACCAAGTGTCCTCACCTCAGCCGCCCACAACTAATCCATCCCTCAACCGCGGTTGGTTTACGAATGGTTCACGATTCACTAAACGACTGGAACAACGGAAAGAAGGCGTAAAATGGCAGTGCCCGGTACAAATCTTGATTACGGTAATGCGTCTCGTGCGTGGAGTATGTTCTTTCGGAAGCTCGGGATTAAGGCGAGAGAACTCGTGGCAAAGAATCCGACGAAGAGGAATAATGCCACGGACGATGGGACAACTGCACCTCGGCCGATCGGAATTTGCGTGAAGTATAGTGCCACCGCTCCGACGACGGATGCGAGTGGAGACGAACCCACGGGTGTGGGGGATATTTGTATCCATGTTACACAGAATACTCCGATTTCTAACAAGATCGTAGTTTCTGCGATTGACATCTATCTCTGCACCGCGTATGTATCTGACACTAGTTTTACCTGGACGAAGATCGTTGACTAATCGAGGTATAAGATGGGTGCAACGAGAGCAGATTTAATCGGTTTGGTGATCGCCAACACTGGTCGATCGGATAAATACACTCCGATTGTCAACTGGTTTAACGTCGGACTGGTGAGGATTGCATCCCTACACTCTTGGAAAGATCTTCGAGTTCAAGCGGATGTGTCGGTTGTCACCAACGATACTACCGCGGCATTGGCGACGAGTGTGAAGTCGTTGGTGGAGTTGAGACTAATCGACATCGCTTCACCAACTCTTTCTTTTGCGATGGAACTCCGGCCGAAACAGTGGTTTGTGGAGCGATTCCCGAATGTGGCTGGGTCTCCAATATCTGGACGACCATATTTTTGCTACCGAGCTGGAACGACGTTATACCTTGATCGAAAGTGTAATAGTTCGTATACGATCAGATATACGTATCAGAAAACCGCTGAGTTTGCTGGGAATCTTGATGAGTCTCAAAGTCCGATCACTGAGATCGATGATGTACTCGTTGCCTACGTAACCGCAGAAGTCTTCCGAGCAATCGGACAGTACGAAGACGCAAACTATTGGGATCAAAGATTCGGTAATCTCCTCGCTGCGGCGATCAAGGATGATGAAGACGAAACCGGAGTTCGATATATCGCGGAGCAATGGGCACAGAGAAGTGATGTGTTCCTCAATCAACCCTGGGTCGATCCGTTCTCTGGACATAACCAATGAGAAGAACCCAACGACGATTCGTTCCAGTAGACCAAGGTTTTCAGTTCCTTGGGCTTAACACCGAGGTTCCGTCGGATCAACTCGGTCCTGGATTGAGTCCTGATACCACGAATATGTGGACGTATGAGGGAAGACTTCGTCGTCGTGGTGGAATACAGGTGTTGATTAACTCTATCTCTAGTGAAGAGATTCGCCGACTAGTCGACTTCGAGCGGGGAGATGGGGTTCGAGATATGATCGTTGTCGGTACAACAAAACTCGGATGGGGATCGGCGGCTCCAGTTGACATCACCCCCCAAGCTTATGTCATCGGACTTCTCAAAACAAAGTGGACAGTGGCGTCGGGGACTTTTGTCGTTGGTTCCCCTGTCGTCCAGGGCTACAGTCGTGGCGTTTGGTTAACCCCAGACGCTACGTATTACTACATCGCTGTGTTGTATGGGACGTTTAATGGGTCTGAGGATCTCAGACAACCAGCGTTTTATGGTCTGGCTGTTCTAGAGAATACAGCCACAGATGGTGTATCTGCAACAGTTGCAACGTTCTTCTTCGACGCAGAAGACTGGGAGTTAGCTTCTGGTCTCCCAATACCAGGTATTCCAGTTCAGCAAGATAACAGTGGTGCAACTGGAATATTGTTAACATCATATGATGAGATGGTGATGGAAGCGACTTTTCTAATCAAAGTCGTCTCAGGTACATTCAACGGTGTTGACGTAATACTATCCACCGATTCGACTAGAGCATGCAATTTTGCTCCTGTTTCAGCGTCGGTCCCAACGACCTCTACGATGTACTTCCCTGCCGGTACTACGCAGGATTTTGCACTCACAAACACTGGATTTGTGGACTTCGCAGTTGGACTTGATCTATATTATGGTCGAGTCGTCGTACTCACCAATGGGGTTGATCCTCCAATTATGTGGGATGGGGTGGCAAGTCGTGCTTGGTTCTTGCCAATTGGGGTGAAGACTTTCATCTCGGCAAAATCTGTTGCGATATTCAATGGATACTTGATGTTTGGAGCAATCACCACTAGACAGGAATACGCCTCACACGATATCATGTGGTCCGACACTGGTAATTTCAATAGTTTCTCAACCGGTAATGCCGGAGACCTATCTAACCTCGCGATTGATGGTGAGATTCTTCGGATGGTTTTGTTTGAGAGTGGATTAGCAGTGATCGGTGAGCACTCGATCGGAATGCTCTACTACGTGAATGCAGATATCCTCTTCGGATTCCGGCCAGCAATCAGCGGGTTGAAGGTACTCTCGGCTGGAGGAGTTGTGGTGATGCCACCTTATCTCCTCTACATCGGGCAGAGGAGTTTCTGTCTCTGGGATGGTGGACGACAGATCTTGGAGTTCGGTAATGAGGTTCAAGCGACTT